AAAGGAACAAAGAAGATTATATTAAACTTCTAGTTCGTTATATTAAAGAGTTTGTATCTAACCACACTGGGACGTAATTTGATGGACAATGAATTAGAAAAAGTATTAGAGAAGAAATTCTTTTGTCCTACTAGATTTGCTCAAGCAATTGAGCAACTTGTTTTGGATAATAAAAATATGAATTACATTGATGCTATTGTTCATTTTTGTGATCAAAATAGTATAGACTTAGAATCAGTTCCTAAACTCATACCTAAACCATTGAAGGAAAAGATTAAGTATGAAGCACAAGAACTTAATTTTTTAAAGAGAACATCTAGAGCTAAACTACCTATATTTTAATGATGCCCTTTGATTGCTATAAGATTTATCTTGCTCTCAAAAATCATTTTACTAGAGACTCCTATGATTATCACAAATATAATGGTAGAACCAGAGCAACAGTAGAAGCATTCTATAAGAGAAAGGATAGGTTCTGGTTTGAGAAAATGTGTAGGAAGAAGACTGAGAAAGAAGTAGAAGATTTTTTTGTATCAAATTTTGTTTCCTGTAGTGACCCTGAGACACTCTGGATTGGAGACTTGATGAAGAGTGGGGATAGTAACTATAAGGAGTGGAAGAAGAGAGTACAGTCCCTCTCCTATATCTTTAAGGAGGAAGTAGACTCTAATATATGTGGTAATGATTTTGATAAACTGTTTAGTATAGAGGGGGGTAGACACCCTCAACTTTTAAAGAAACATCTTCAAGGTAATATATCTTTGGAGACTATGTTAATCTTAGACAGGATACTAGGATATAAAAATAATTTTGATAAGAAACTAGATGATCCTGTGTGGAAGGTGACGTCTACTAGAATGAAAAAGTATTCTCCCTTCCTAAATATAGATGTATTCACATACAAAAAAATCCTTAAGGGTTTAATACTTGACACTGCAAAGTGACTTGTATATAATGAATACACACAAGCCAAATCTCAACAAATACGAGGTAATCTAAATGTCTTTTGACAAACTGAAAAAGCAATCCAAGCTTGGTTCTCTTACCGATAGATTGGTAAAAGAAGTAGAGAAGATGAATTCATCTTCTGGTGGAGCAGATGAAAGATTCTGGAAAGCAGAACTGGATAAGACTGGCGTTGGGTCAGCAGTTATTCGTTTCCTTCCAGCACCTGATGGAGAAGAACTTCCTTGGGTAAAGGTCTATTCACATGCATTCCAAGGACCAGGTGGATGGTACATTGAGAACTCTTTGACCACAACTGGTGGCAAAGATCCTGTTTCAGACTACAATCGTCAGTTATGGAACAGTGGTAATGATGCTGATAAGGATACAGTACGTAAGCAGAAGCGCAAGCTATCTTATTACTCCAACGTTTATGTTGTAAGAGATCCTCTTCATCCAGAGAATGAGGGTAGAGTATTCTTGTTTAAGTATGGTAAGAAAATATTTGATAAGGTTCTGGAAGCAATGCAACCAGAGTTTGATGATGAAACTCCAATCAATCCTTTTGATTTCTGGCAGGGTGCAAACTTTAAGCTGAAGATCGTTAAGAAGGATGGGTTCTGGAACTATGATAAGTCTGAGTTTGATAAGGTAGCACCTTTACTAGATGATGATGATGCATTAGAAGCATTGTGGAAGAAGCAGTATTCTCTATCTGCTATTACCGCACCAGATCAGTTTAAGTCATATGAAGATTTGGAGAGACGTTTAAAGACTGTCTTGGGACAGAAACCTGTCCAAGCTCCTAGACTGGATGAGGAAGTTGTATCTGAAGAAGAACAAATTCCAGTAGCAGCAGCTCCTGTAGCATCTGCTAGTTCAGAAGAGGATGATGCTCTTAGTTACTTTCAAAAGTTAGCTGATAGTTAGTTATTGATACAGTCTAATATTTTCTCCTTTCTTCAAGGTGTCACTCACATACTGAGCGGCACCTTTTTTATATGGCATGAAATCATCTAAGTCATTAAAGATTACATTTAAATATTCTGGTTTAAGTAGGAATATATTTCTTTTATCATCCTCCTTTGCTATTTCATATTGATAATTAGTAACTGCTTGAGTCATATTTGCAGCAGGAATAGTATGATAAGAATTATTATCATAGTATTCATAGTAGTATGCATTACCTGTTCCAACGTTTCCTTCTACAGTAAAGGTAACTTGTTCTGTTCCTAATATTTCTGGTTGCTTAACTTCAGGTATAGATGGTAGGACGTATTTAAATCTAATTACCACGTCACCTACAGAAAGTACTTCTGTAATAGGAAATCTACCATTGAAAGCATTTTCAGATACATTTTGTATTAAAACTTCACTACCAACAACCAGATCTTTGATACCATTATTCATAGTAACAGTTGCTATCTTAGATTCAGTACCTGTTATTTGATTTATTTTTGTATTGATTGCTTGAATATAGTTACCATTAGTTCTCCATTTATTTGGAGTTTCTAATCCTCCTTCTAAGATGATTCCACCTTTAATGTTTTTAATTTCAATAGTTTCATAGTGGTGAACATCAGAATATAATTTATCATATGTTCCATATTTTTCTAGTAGTATTTCATCTAGAGAATTTTGAGGTAGGGGCCATTCATCTTGGACATTTAATATATTGTTAGCCAATAATACAACCCAGTCTAGATTACTATCTCCATATTCTTTGAAGGCTATGTTATCTGGTCTATCATTACCTATTATTTTATACTTAGTAAAGAAATTTAGATTGCCAAAGATATCAGGACGAATTTTTCCTCTTTTAAATAAATTTTTGACAGTAATATAATTGGAAATATCTGTATTTCCTTTAGTCCTATTGACATATTCAAAGTTTGGTACTTGTTTGAAATAAGATTGTGTCATGGTTAGAATCCCATATCGTTACTGTTTATATCAATTTCTTCAGCATATATTGGATTAAGTTCTTTAAATCCTAATGATAATTCATATGCAGTCATAGAACCATCATCATATGTCATGTATGATCCATCAGGAGTATATTGAACTGTACTACTGGTGAGAGCACATCTTTTTATTTTATTTAAGAATGGATGTTCTTGACCATTTTTAAAGAAGTATTTTAATTTAAAAACATTAGGAGATTCTAAGAATAATTTTCCTTTCTTACCTTTTTTAGGAGCCATATTTTTCTTAAAGAATTTTATAATTTTTCTAACTTCTTGTGCTTCTTCTGCTTCTCTTGGAGTAAATCTATATGTATAATTGAAACTTCTTAATGAAGGTCCATCAAATAAAAGTTCTAAGTTAGGATTTATAACAGATCCAGTAGTCCTAGTAAGTACTTTTGCACCTGTAGCTTGTTCTGCAAAGTAACCAGCAACTTCATTACTTAAGTCACCACTATCTAGAACTTTTTTCCATTCATTTCCGAATGATTCTCCCATTGCTTTAGCTGCTGTTACAGCACCTTTACTAGCACCTTTTATTGTACTACCAGATACGTTAGCCAATGCAGCTGTAATAAAATCTAGTTTATCATCTTGCCAATTTGTATTACTTGAGTCTTGTAATCCAGGTTGCATAGGAAGATAAACGTTTCCTACTGGAGCCATATCTCTTGCTTCTGCTTCTTCAGTTATACCTCCCTTACTACCAAATTCTGATGGTTTATATTCAAGAGCAGTTACTTGTAAGTAATCGTATTGTTTTCTATCTTGATTAAGGGGATATCTTCCTATGAATTTACCACCACCAGTAGATTTATTATTAGCATCTCTATTGACTGGAGTTGGTTCCCATTTTAAATTAGATTCAGCAATAGAAGCAAAACTTATGTTTGGAGAATTTTTTCCTGTTGCTTTTTTAAAAGCATCTTTATATGTGGGATCAGTTAAAGCTGTAGCCATCCATTCATCACTTGCACCTAACTTACTCATGTAGTTAGCACCAAATTTTAAATTATATATTTCTGCATAATCTATTTCATTAAGAGTACTATTATAATAATCTCCAGCAATTTCTTTTTCTGTTTGGGTAATTGGTTTAGTTTCTGTTCGTTTTATCTTAGCAGTATTACCATCACTCTCAGTGACAAATGAATACTTACCTAAAAGAAATGGATCGCTAGTAATGGTTGCCATTAATATCTTTTTAGTTATTTAGTCTTAAAGTTTGCATAATGTAATGAACGCATGTAATCTATCTCGTCATTCTGTATTACATGTAGTCTTCCTACAATCTCATTCCATGTGTAGTTCCTTGATGTACCCCAATGAAAGTTGATTCCTTGGAACCCCCATCTATCTACAAAGGTAACAGCAACTAATGGAAATTCATCAAATACACCAGGAGTTTTGGCATTATATACAAAGGTATAATAGTTACCTGCATCAGGAATTAATTCTGTGTCAGAGAATACTTCCATAATGTACATCATAATATCATCAGGATCATTTTCATCTTCAATTTTACCTTGAAGTTCTTCTGTTCTTGCTGACATTATTTG